TTTCAAGTAGATACAAATGGCGGTCGCCATAAAGCCCCTCGTCTGGAACGGTAGTACCACCCTGTGCGTGTCTGACTTCTCCACCGTCCATCATTACCCCGAGCAACCCGTCGGGTAACATCCCCTCAAGAATACTCCCCCCCAGTACGCCACCTATGCCCCCTGTAAATCCCCCGACAAGTAAGCGGAATACCATTTGGAAGGCAGAAGAAAGTAAGGTTTCTACCAGTTGGTTACGGAGGTTTTCAGCCCATTGTGATACAGCATCCTGCCCCTCTCGTGCAGCACCAAAGAAGCCTTTGGAAAAAGTGGCGAGTTGGTCTGCCATTTTGTTAGCGTCCTCTGCTCGTTGAGTATTGATTTCTTGTTGTATTCCCTGTACTAATTCAAGGTGCTCTAATTCAGCCAGCCGATAGGCTTCTTGTAATTCTTCTGTATCGCCAAGTAATTCCTGCTGTTCAGCAAGCCATTCTAATTTTTCTGCATAGCGTTCTTCTTCTTTTTCAAAGTCAGTTTGTCCTATTTCGGCTCTTTCTTCGAGATAATCCATAATACCCTGCGAGATTTCCGCCTGCTTCTCTGCTAATTCTTCTGCACGAGCTTCTTCAATAAGTCCCTGTGCTTCGTTAAATTCAGCGAGACTCCCCCCTTCTTCAAGGAGTTGTGTAATTTTTGCAATCTCGGCATCGTATTTGGCGTTTATTTTATCCAGCCCCTCAAGTGCGGAATCATTATATTGGTCGATAACCGCCTGTAGTTCGCTTATCGCACTTACCGCAGCTCCAGCCCCGCTTTCTGTTGCAGAAAAACTACCAGAGATTGACGAACTCGTGGACGCAGTGGTTGCTTCTAATTTTTCAAGGGCTTCTTCTACCTCGGCAATAACTTCCTGCACTATGGGAAGGAACTCTTCAAACAAATTCATTTGAAGCATAAAAGCCTCGGTAGCCTGTAGAGTCGCTAACGCCATTTCTAACTCGGCTTTGGACAAATCGTGTACAGAACCTTTTAAGGAGTTTACATCTCCCTCTGCATCACGAATTGCGACCCCAAGAGCGGTGGTAGGTTCAATAACTTCTTCCTCTATTATCCCTAATTTGATTAGCCCAGATATCAAGAAATTCACCGAAGCCCTAATAGCCTCTAAAATCGGGACTAATACAAATTCTAAAGCCGACGCAAAGAACTCTACCGCAGGTACCGCTGTCTCCAGAATTACACCCGCTAATTCCGCTAAAACTGTTATTTGGTCTCCCACCATTTCCGCCCAGAGAACTATAATTGGCACGAGGTGTTCTACCAAAATATCCACGAGTTCCATAATAGGGGGGAGCAACGGAAGCACCGCTTCTATAACAGCGTCAAGGATTGGGAGTAATGCAACCACAAGTTCGTTTACCAATACTACTACCGCATCACGGAGTTGATCAAAAGCAGGGTCTTGCATAACTTCAAAAACAGTAGTTAAAGTAGATGCTATTGCGTCAAATGCGGGGGTTAGTTGTGGTACTATTTCTGAAACGAATTCACTAAAACGCTGTATAATATCTACAAGAATCGGCATAAGTGGCTCGAGTGCTGCACCAAGTTGTGCTTGAAAAACCTGTGCAATCATAGCGATTTCTTCTTTGAATAAAGCCAGAGTCTCCAACGCACCTGCTGGGATTACATTATCCATAGCGTCGGCTACATCGTTTAGAGAACCCTCCGTGTTTTCCATTACAGCGATAACTTCCTCGCTGGAACTTCCAAAGATAGCATTAGCGGTGGAAGCCATTTCGGTAGCGTCTTCCATCTCTCCGAGTTTATCAGTAACTAAAGATAATTGTTCATCTGGTGAAAGATTAGCCATATCTTCCATAGCAATCCCGAGGCTATTCATCGCTTCCGCTTGTTCTTCTGTCACGCTGGAACTCATAATAGTTTCCAGAGATTGTAATGAATCCCCAAAAGTAGAAGCAGAACTACCTGCTTCGGTGAAAATCATCGAATACGCCTGTGCTTCTTCTGTGCCAATTCCCATAGCCTCAGCATTTGAAATAGTCGCTTCCGCCACCGTTCCGAGCATGCTAATCATACCCAATCCAGCAGTAGTAAAATTACTTATTTCAGCATATACTTTCTTGACAGCGTTCGCGTATTTTTCAACAACAGCAGAAGCCATTGCCTTGTGCATTTCTTGTCTAATTTTAGTGGCTTCTTTTTCTGCTTCAGCAGTTCTACCCGTAGCCTCACCGAGTTCTTCTACTTTTTTTATGCGGTCGGTGTATCCTTCGAAGAAAGCCTCAAGACTACTTTTCTCTTTCTCGCTTCGTGCATCGAGGATTTTCTGTAAATCTGCGTGTGCCCTTCCGCTATCTTGTGTGGATTTCTTCGTCTCCTTACCAAGTTCAATCATCCCCTCCTTGACGGCATCGGCAATTTCCTTCTCGTTCTCGAGGGTCTCTGCCAACTCCTCAAGTTCTTCCTTCGCCTCTTTTATCCCCTCGGCAGATTTATCTGCACCATCTACGAGGGCGGTGAACACATCTGCGTTTTGTTTAATTTTCAACAGCTCCGCACTGACCTCGTCTTTGAGGCGTAGGATAAGTTCTATTATATTATTATCCATTATTCAGCATCTTTACGCACCCTCGCTTTTTCGGCTTCGGAAACCTCTATGATTGCAAGGACTTTGGACAACTCTTCATCACTCCACCGTTCAACTTCAAGTGGCGACAATCCATACCTCTGGCAGATTGCGTCTACGACTATGGCGATTCGCTTCTGCCCCTCGAATAAATGTACCTCTTTGTCGGGGTCGTACGCAGTGCGGTTAATTCCATAAAAGCGAGATTGGGACAATTTGATGATTTCCTTGAAAGCAAAAAGTACATCGGCTATGGGGATGTCCTCAAGGGAGATTTCGTCTCCGTCAGGATTATCGTGGGGAACAACTTTAGGTGTAACAGAGCAGGCACAAAGCACTTCGCCAGCCTGTTTAACAATCCTGTCGGCTTCCTCCTGTGAATGTTCGGAGTCAGCACTGAAGCGAATAACGGGTGCCATACCTGACATTAGCATTTCCCGCACCCGATACGCCCTGACCTCTACTTCTACGCCCAGTGCAGGTAGTCGGATTAACCTCCGAGATAATTTCCTAACATCTCCTGCTTTCATTTTTTATCATATACTGTCAAGGGAGTTTGTTGTGGTTAACTGTATCAATGCAGGGGATTTGTCAAGAGAAACCATATTTATACTGCACGATTCTCTACCCCAACTGGTTGGATTTCGGCTTACTGAATCTATATAACTATCACCAAAGGTAATACTAATCTCTCGCTCATCCCCATCAGCTTCTCCATTGTTCCACACAAGTGAATTTGTCCCTGTAAATTCTGTAGTCGGATCACCCATAAGCGAATGTGCGGAGTCGTCCATTCTTATGTTAAAATTCCACTTCACGCCCCGATGTCCACTCCTGCCGATAAACGGTAATACGGTCGGGGTAGTTGTAGCGAGGTCAAACTCGCCTTCTACGAGCGACGCATCTAGGTCGCCTTTAACTGAACCGAGCCGATAGGTAGAAGCACCGTTCAGAGTTGCGGTGAGTTCCGTCCACTTTACTGCTTCGGTAGATTGCACCGTAGTTAGAGATGCATTCGTTGTTGTCCTCGCTCTGGCAGTCGCTATTCCAGAAACTGTCATATCTGCACTTTTACCAACGCTCTGCGAAATACTTATGGCGGACACGGCAACATTAGTGAAAGTCTCAAAAATAACTTCGTCCTCCTGAGCTCCTTGCTCCGTGTATTCCAACCGTAGAGCACCAAATAGAACTTTGTCAGCAAGAGATTGCGTGTGCGTATAAGGTGCGGGTGCTTCTGAAGTTGAAATTGACCCCCCAGCCCAGAGGCGAAAAAACTTCTCTCGGTTACTATAGGAGAGCGGAAGTTCAAGCGACCAAGTGAAATACTTTCCCCCTGTAACATAATCAGACAGGTCTACATCTAATTCGTCCACCAAGGATTTTGAGTTACGAATGTTATAAGAAAAGCCCCCCGCTTTTATTTTAACGCAGGTGTAATTATCCTCCGTTACAGTTCCGTCAAAAGTGCTTCCAGTTGCTGCAACTTCGTTCTGGATGGTTATACATACCCGAGCATTTTGTCCTATAAAATATGCCATTAGTCAGTTCCTTTCTTTTTTACCCGAGGGTTAGGTACCTTCTTCCAAAGGGGTTCCTTCAATTTTGACCTCGCCATTTTGGGGCAAAACTCCACTATATCATTCGGCTGAACTTTATGCCAACCTCTGTCCCAATACTTTGCTGGCAAGGTGCCTATATATTTTAGTTTTATTTTCGCTTCGTCCATTATTCCTCCATAATTCTTACATTTAGAGTTATTGTCGCTGTTATGCCAGCATTTGAATCTATCATTTTCTCTGCATTGTTACAGGTGGCGAGTTCTATTTCGCTCCTCCCAAAGGGGGGAAAGCCGTGTCCGATTGAATTACAAGCCTCTTCAATTAAGGGAATGGCTGTATCTATTGCAATATCCTGTGCTTCGTCATTGTCTCGCCTTGCTATAATTCCTACTATATAGGTAGCATCTCTGCAAGGCTCGTTGGGGATAAGGCTGAGATTTTCCAGTAGTCGCATAGATTGAAATGTTACAAGGACACACATTGGAATTTGAGTGTTGGACAAAGCCTCGGAGATATTAGTTGTAACGAAATACCCACTGCCTAATTCTGTTTGGAGATGAGTTTTGATGGCAGTGCTTATCGCTCTATAATCTACGCTCATTCTGTGAATCCTTCTTTTTTATAGTAGTACGCCATATATTCAGAAAGCAGTTCCAGTCCCTTTGTGGTGGCATATTCGCCTTCGGGTACATAAGGTCGGGGAGGTCTCCGAGTGCCGTCCACGCCTCTCGCTACGACACCTGCATAAATCAAATGCGAACCTGCTGTTACCGTTCTGGTGTTTTCACTATAATTACAGAATATACTCGCCTTCAAATCCCCCGAGAGGATATTGGCGAGTTCATGCCCCTTTGTGCGTAACTTCCACGAAGCGTATTTGGGAGACGACTGGCGTAAGGGAATCCATTTCTCCCCACCTCGTTGCCCCTGTTCTTTGAAAGATAACTGAGTTTCTCTACCTACCCACGCAGTGAAGCGAGCCCCCCATTGCCGGAGACACTCGTCTTTGTGCAGCGAGATGAGGGATAGTTTTTCGCTTAACTTCTCGTCGAGGTCATATGGGTCAAATTCAAGAATAAAAGCCACTACCTATCCTCTTCTCTATCGCTATCGCATTTCCAATTAACAGGGTCGCCTGTGTCTGCAAAGGGATAACTGCTTCCCTCATATGTGGGAGCATACGATAATGGCTCTCGCACCGTTCCTGTTGTGTCGTAGAGTTCCCCTTTAAGTATAGTCTCATACGCTTCTGTAATATACACGCTTAAATCTTCTAATAGTTTTGACCCTGCCCCACCTGAAAGATTAGAACGAGCCTGACCCTGTAATAACTGAATAGTGCTTTGCCATACATTCAAAGAGACAAGAATATCGAAGGTGCGTAAGCCCCCTGAAAACGCCGTAAGAGACGCTACGGAGCAGTCATCTTCTAAAGTAAGGTAATTGTATTCAGTACCGCTCTTTCTCGCATACAGCGTAATCGTATCGTTGTCTGCGAGGCAAGCATTGATATGGAGATTAACGGTTGTGTCTGTATGGTAACTCCCAGTTTCATATTCGTTGATAGCACTTATTAGGTTGACTGCAGTATTCACAAGTGCCGACCCTATCAAAACATCGTTTGCAGACGCAAGCGTCTCAACAAAAGTATAAGTCTTACTACCAAGCGTAATCGTATCTTCGGCAGTCGGTTGACCAGAAAAATCAATAGACGCAGTTGCTTTCACAGAAATCGGAATGGCATAAGCACGACATAATTTAGCGTCAATAATCTGTGCTTGTGTTTCAAGTGATGACAGTAACACTTTGTCAGCGTAGGAGGTACTACTGAAAACTGGACAGATTGTAACTAAGTCGTCTTTGCTTGCGTATGCCATTTTTTCCTTTCAGTAGGGGTGGTCACACACCCACCCCCACTTCCTTTCTTGCTCACTTATTAAGAAAGGGCTCCAAAGATGTAGTATGCGGATGTTTCATCAACCATAACAAGGTCTCTGCTATCACGGAGAATGAATTTCGTCCCTGGAGGGTCGTTGAGAACTTCGGTCGTTGTCTTCGTAAGAGCATTCTGTCTGATAGTGTATGAGAAACTCGGTGCATTGGTAGAGCCCGCTGGACTTCTGTAAAAGAACCAAACATTACCCGTGCCCCATATTTGTGACATACTGATAGTCTTTTTCTTACCCGTTGTATCATATTGAGCGTAACCGACTTGGATTTCAGGAATACCCATCCAGTTGGCGATTTCAGTTCCGTCCGCCATTTTAGAAGCACCACCAGCCATCCTCTGTTCCGCTACATGTTGCTGAAGGAACAGAAAAACATCAGGCGACATTACGCAGACATTAGGCATTCTGCCTATTTTGGAGAGAATTGTTGATTTCGCTGTTCTTACATCTCCGAGAATATCCTCGCTTGCACCAGACCAATCGGTGACATCTGCTGATGTCGTAAAGTTTCCAGCCGTTTTCATCCAAGTTGCAACTTCAAGTTCCTGTTCTACCTGCATACTTTCCTGCAAATCTTCCATACCGTGAGTAACGAGGCTGATAGGAATATCACTCTGCATTTCAATCTCTTCAGGTATAAAAATGCTTCCCCTTCGGATTTCGCAGTTGAACGATATTGTGGTGAGGTCGTTATCAATTTGCGTCGCAGGAGAATACGGACCTACTTTGAAGTTAGTATTCTTCATATGCTTTCTGCCAAATTTCGGGATATAACCCTGTTTGCCGGCAACATCTATTACGGGAGATATTTTGTCCCAGATATAGAGGTCGTTCCTGTACGCCAGAGCCGTCTTCGTTATGATGTACTGTAATTGAACATCGCTTAGTTTAATAGCCATTATGCAACACCTACCTGTCCCTGTTTGACGAGTACGAGTATATATTCATCCGCTGCTGTTGCAGATTCCATCGCTATTGCTCCATAGATGTCCAAGTCGGTGTCGGCTTTTACGCCCCTACCACTTGCATCCGATTTCAAGAAATCACCTTTGCCAATGTCAACTGCGTCCCCGTCAACTTTCAGAACATACAATCCAGTATGTTTCACATCGCCGTACTCACCGCTGGCTGTTCCTTCTACGGAGATACCCAAAGTGGCTTCTCCTGCGTCAGCAACCCGCAATCCGCTGTTGCCGTCCTTCACAAAGAGATATTCGGTAATCGCTTCAGCAGCAACAAAACCACCGTAGATACCGTACTCTTTCTCTTTACTTGGGACTTCATAGTTTCCCATTAGTTTTCCTTTCGTTTATGTTTCCGCACCATTTTGCTTCATCACTATATCAAAAGCGTCCGCCATCGTGCAACCACGGGTCGCCATTATTTTGTCAACCGAAGTAGCCAATCTACCCCTAATAAGATACCCATCGTTCGCCTTCACTTCTCTACTCATTTCTGGCTCCTGTCGTTTTTCTTGATGCCAATATCGGACTATGGATTGTAACTGCTGGTCAGTTATACCAAATACGCCAGCGTCAAGATCAACTATTGTATAACCGTCATCTAATAAGTTAAGTATATCTACCACAACATCTTCGTCAACGCTACAGGTAGCGAGAAAACTCACGCCGAGCGTAGTAGAGAAACGGTCTGCATAAATTTGTCTCCTTGAAAGGTGATTGGTTACCATCTTATAGAAGGGCTCTTTGATAATCGCTTCATACACGCCCTCAACACCGATGCCCGATTCTCTCAAAACTTTTTCAAAATTGTGTTCTTTAAAATGGAATTCAATTAAGAACTCAAGTTCCGCCAGCCCCTCTGTTCTGCTGTGGGTTTTTATGTATTTTAAGAGATAGTCACATGTATCGGCATTAAACAGAACATCCAGAATCTCGCCGATTATGAAATCATCACCCAGACTCGCGTTCACTTTATCCATTTTCTCGCCTCCACTTAGACGGCTAAGCCTATCGTTAGTGGGGTCTCCAAGGTGTTTTACGGTCATCTGATAATAAGGGTCTTTGATAAAATCTTCATACAGTCCAGCAATATCATAGCCATATTCATCAAACTGCCCCTCAACCACACGCCTCAGTTCTTCTATTCCTTCTGCTTTAGTGTGTGTTCTTATGTAGGTCAATAGGTACTCACAATCGGGGTCATTGAACAGAGCATCTAATATACCTCCACCTTTGTATGCTCTAATTCGTCGACTAAAAAACGGCAGGGATATGTTTAAGTGTTTACCGTGTTTATCTAATAGCAATAATCCTCGGTTTAGTAAACTTCGTACTTGTTCTATATTAAGGTTTCTAAAACCCGTGACATTACCCATAACCTCGTGACAATACCTATCCCACTCATCATCCCCTGCAAGCATAACATCTATTGCTCGTAACCTTTCGATAAGTGTTTTACTAACCTCAAACACTACCTTGCAATTCTTACTCAAATATTGTTTGCCACGCTCTACCGTTTCGTTGTTTTTTTGGAACGCTGTCTTTGCCGTCACTTTATCCATTTGTTTGCCTCCACAGGATTCTCCTTACACCAGACATCGAAGGCATTTGCCCTACTTAGTCCTCTTTCGGAGCAAATCTTATTTACTGCTTTTTCCATCGTTCCCGTGTCGTTCTCTGTAACTCGAGACTCAAGCATAGGCTTCTTTGCTCTAAGTGAAGGCATATCTCTAACAAGGCGTTCTGCTTCGGCTCTTAGTCTTGGATTTCCTCTCGTCTTTTGCTCAAGGAACTTACGGTCTCCATAAGCGATTCTTCTTAAACTTGCTGGTGCACCAAACAAGAACAGGAAGTCCTCGCAGTCGGATTCTGTTCTTAAAGAATTATATGCTTGCCTGGCCTCACTTTCTGTGGGATACGCTATTTGTCTCTTCTTTATCATAAGTACTTCTACAGAATCGAGCTTCACTGTTACAGTGTAGGTTTCCTCGCTGTGGTCTATATATAATTCTACATGATGGTCACCAAATATGCCTTCTATAATTTTGTCTTCCGTCCGATTTTTCCCCTTGGGGTATTCTTCAGCATAAATCTGATTTGTGTTTCGCCTCGAAAAAGAAGTATTGTTCATTAGATAGTATAAATCAATTACCTCCTCTGCCTGTACTTTTGTCCAATTAAATGAATCCATTATTATAGCAGTCAAATCAGGACTACCGATGCCTGCTGGGAACTGCTGTATTTCGGTGCAAAATTGTTCAAAATCCTTTTCTTTAACACCTACTTTTGCCAATGATTCTGTAACTATTTTTGAAGATGCCTGGACACGGGCTGCTTCTGTCTTTTCTTCTTCGTTCTTATTCTCTTCGGTTGTAGCAGGTTCTTCTTTCTTCTCTTCTGCTGGGCTTTTCTTTTGGAGACCCCCCACAGTTTCCTCAAGTTCTTTAATCCGCTTGAGCAAATTAGCGAGTTGGTCTTCTATGCTAAGTTCTTCTGTTTTTTCTTCCTCTTCTTTTTGAATCTCCTCTGGTGCGGCGGTAGCCTCACCTTCTGAAGTAGTTGTCGAGGTCTTTTTCTCTTCCGCTTCTGCGATTACTATAGTCACTCTGTTTCCTTTCTTACCTGTTGCGGCAATTTGTGGGACTGCTGGGAGGGTTCCTGCTGGTAGCACCGCCCACGAAGTTATTTCCAAACCGAGAGTACGGTCGCCATAATAAGACGGACTCGTTACATCAAAAGTACCTTCCAGTGATAATTGCATAGTCTTGTCTTTTATTGAAGAAGCGATTTCCTCTACCGTTGCTAATAATACCTTCCCCCTGCCGTCTCCGAAATCCTTTGTAGCAGGTTGGGTTATCTTTAAGTCGGCATAAACCTGTCCATCTTTAACTAAGGCATTATCCATAAGCCCCACACCTATAGCCTGTTCGTTTTGGCTATGAGTGTATTTCAAAGTGACAGGTACACCGAGTTTACATCGTTTATTTATGCACCACGCTACATCGTCTATGTGTTTTTTGTTGACGGTAAACCGCCCCGTGTCTGCATCGAAAGTACCTGTACGAAGTACCCACTGTTTTGGAAGTACTATCATTTTCTGTACATCTCCTTCAATTCTCTGTGGAAGACCGCCCTTTTTGCGTCAGGGTTCATCCGAGGGTCGAGAGCCATCTCGTCTACCTGTTCTGCATATCCCTTCCCAAATCGGTCATACACTGCTATAACCGTTACTGTTAGCCCTAAAGAATTCGCTTCGTGTAAACACTTTTCGCACAATATCTGCGGTGGGTTTACTGCGGTTAGGTTGACCTCATACCAGCGAGGAGAGTCGTCGGTTCTACAAGATGCGCAAATTAAGTTTGTTATATCCAACATTATGTTCCGCCCCATCCTTCGGCTATATCAGCCGACATTTTTTTGCTCTTGGAGAAAGAAGTCCACTCCCCATTACCGAGCGGTTCTTCTCCTGTGAATATTGGAATTAACTGGCTTCGGCAATTATACCACATCGGAGGCAGTGGGAGGTTGGGGTCGTCTACCTTAAAATTATGCCCGTTATAGAGTTTGCAGATTTCGGTAGTTACATCGTCCATAATTGCAGAAAAATGGTAACCGATAATCCCCCCAGGACTTTCACCCAATGGGTCAGAAAGGGGAGAGAATATAGCCATCCTACCGTCGTTATAAGCCGACATCAAGGATGTGTTCACCATCTGCTTTACCTTTGTTGTGGGCATTCCGTTAATTCTTAACTCTTCGGTTATTCGAGAGATTGCGATATTGGGGGAAATGTTCCCTTTAAGTGCGTTCTCTAATTGGTAATAAAGTGTTGAAGCCAACTCACCGTATCGCTTCTCAAGAAGCAAGAAAGTCCGCTGATTCATCATATCGTCAGCCATTCCTTCGGTAACAATTACTGGAGTAGTAAGCAGGCTTGCTCCTATTGGTCTCTGTTCCTCTGCGGATTTCTTGCCGTTATCCCACTGCTCGACCATTTTCTCTTTGAGCAGAGTGCGTAAGTTGGCTCCACCAGAGGTAACAGCCCTCTGGATAGAGTTACGCACCTCGCCGAATTTAGTTGACTTCCACGCCCCCGTGTCGTCTATAAGTTCTCCTGTGAGCGACTTCACCAGCAATGGTAGTTGCTTTTTCCACATCTTCAAGAAATCAGATACCGCCTGTTCTTCTTTCTGGATAATCTCTTCCTTCTGTCTCTTTAGTGAACTCTCATTCCTATTAGATGGCAGTCGTTTAGCGGTAATTTGTTTCAATGGCTCTGCGGTCACCTGCTGTTCCTCGAGGTTTATTCCAATCGGTGCGAGCACTTTAGACAACATTTCATACTGCACAGACTCGGGCAGGGTGATAGAAAAGAGTGAACTGCTTAGCGTCTTTACAACTGCGTCTACTATCGGTACTGGGTCAGTATCGTCTTTAGAAACAGGTTCGGGAACGAGTTTTGGCACAGGGTATTGTCCTAAGCCATTCCATTCGAGGAACCGAGAAAACAACTGCTTTGCAATTTCGTCACAATATGCCTTCCCCTCTGAAGCCATTGCTTCGTACACTGTAGATTGCGATACTTTCTTGGAGGCATAACTGCCTGTTTTCATTCCCTCAGCGTTGAAAGTGTCGTCATAGAGAATAGACTTCTTTATCTCCTTGTTACACAATTCGTTAATACCCTTGATGAAATTACCACCAGCATCAGATGAGGGGAGTTGTAAGTCCATTTTATAACTTTCTGGTAATACAACGGAGGCGTACTCTGACATATTCTGCAGCATTTGGAGGGTCGCCTGCTTGTCCCTTTGGAACTCTGTGTCGGGGATATGGGCTACACGAATGCCAGACGCATTAACGGTGGCAAGAACTGCGTATAGTCGAAAGAGCGTCTGCTTCAATTTCCACGCATTATAGCAAGAATAGAGTAGAGATTCCCCATAGGGATTCCACGGGGTTGAACGATAGGCGTAATAGATTACATCCTCCAGCAGAACCTTAATCTCGCCTTTGCTTGTAACTTGTGTGAAGCCGATTATATCCCCTTGCGGGGTGCTATCTATCCTGCCTTCGAAGGTCTCCGACGGTCGCACTGCAAGTGTCTGAACCCCCACGATGTCACCGAAGGATTGTGTGCTAATAATCTTCTGTGTAGGTTCTACAATTAGCATACCCGTAACCAGAGCCTCTTTCAGCATTTGGTCACGGAGAACTGTCAGCAATGCACCCGACATACTATCGCAAATCACCTTACAGATACGATAGGCTTCCTTTGCCTCCTCTGTGCCGTTTCGAGGTTCTATGTGAACTCCTGGCATCATCGCAGTTAGGCGTATATTCATATCAGATGAAACTTCGCTGTCCCGTAGCAATTCTCTAAATACATCCAGACCCTTATCCGCTACATCGAGTTCCACAGAAATGGGGGCGAAGGGCAAGCCATAGGTATCTACGGCGTGAGTTCGCCTCTTCTTTTTATATGACTTTACGCCAGCTTTAACTGATGCTATTATGCCAGACAGGGTGACCTCCCTTGAATTGTTATATCTAATTTACTACGAATTCCAGAATTGTCAAGTACCTATGCGTATATAATGTCAGATGGGCGTATCCACGGTGGCGGTGTGTAGACTGCCATAGCGACCGCATCCGCTCTATCTGGCGAGCGTTTGATGAGTTTCTTTATCCTATCTTTGCCTTCCAGTTTAATCTTACCCCCACTGGTCATTGCCCAAGTGGTCGCCAGAAGTTCCTCCTTGAGTTTGCGGTCGTTGGGTAAAGCGAGGTCACCTGCCTGTAGTCGTTCTCTTAAACGCCAGTAGGATTCGGCTCGGCAGTTTAGGAATAAATCCTCCTTCGGTCGCCCCGATGCTGCGAAGCGGAGTACATCCAATTCCATTTCCTTCAACCGAGCGAAAACTCCTGCCCCCACTCCGATACCGTCAATGGAGGCACGGGCATCGTTTTCTCGTAGGTGCCGTGCTACAAAGCCCGTCAGCACCATAAGGTCGCTTCCTTGATACACTTGTATATCCAGCACCCCGTCCTCTGCACAGATAGCGATTACACTTTCGTCGTCTCCGTATTCTGCTACATCCACTCCAATATGCGAGGGTCGCTTCGTGGCAACCTTATCCATAGCACGGTCAATCCAAGCGAGGTTAAACAACGCTCCACTTTCGGCTCCTGCGAACTCACCCAGAATGTGCTGGCGGTACATTGGAGAATCTTCGCCCCACTGCTCTGCCCTGCGGTCTATGAAAGTTTGTGCAACCGCACCGCAATCGAGAGCATCTTCGTGATTTATCTTAATTACATTCCAGTCGCTGTACCGCCCCGAGCAGATTTCGTAGAACCTACCAACTGGTGCCCCAGGTGTTGACAAATAACAGTACCGTGTGTCGCCCTTAACCCCAACTCCCTCCAGCCCGTCCATAATACTATCCAATTGCCCCTTCATTTCGTCACCTACAACCAGCGTCTCTTCAGCGTGTAATCCTTCAAGTTTGTTGGGGTCGTTACAACTCGCTGCATACGCGAAACCGTGCGGAAGTTGAATGGAGATACCTCGAAGTTGCAGGTGATTCCACTGCTTACCAACTAACCCCCAATCTATTTTAGATGCCCACTTGTGTATTTCGGGCCAAAGGTAACTTGAAACTTGCAGCCAAGAACTGGCGATTGTAAGTGCCTTCCACGAAACCCCTCGGGCTTCCCGAGTTAGTGCGAACCAGAGTACAATTAAGGCAGCAGGGCAGGTTTTCCCCACGCCTCTGGGGGCATAAATAGCATTACGATAGTTATCACCGACTGCTTCGAGTAATTCTTCTTGGTATGGGTAAAGTTGAAGAGACGGGATAAATACCTCGCAGAATTTTAGTGGGGAATTGTAGACATCATCTGCAAGAAGTCGCCCCCCGTTAAGCCTCAGTCTCCTCAAGTATTCTACGAGCTTCTTCTTCTGATACCCCTGCAATTCTCGCTACTTCCTTTAAGAGTTCAACATCAATATCCTGCCACGACTTTAGTTCGAGCGTAGCGTCCGACATTCCCATCGCCTTGCGTTCCGTGTCTTGCCCGTGTTTCAAGATTTGCAAGGCGAGGTACGGGGAGACCTCACCGTCTTCAGTCGCCTTAATAATCCGCCGCATACCGATGGCTTCTAATTGTCTACCTATTTTGAGCAACTTAGTGCGTATCTCCACTTCGTGTTCACGGGCATTTGCCCTCACCTGTGTCTGTATATTGTATCGGTATTGTTGCCTTTTCTCTACCCACTTCCCGTCGGCACATTTCTCTTTAAGCGTCTGTAAACTTGGTGTTTTGTCAATCTGCTCGAGGAGTAAAGTATCGTGCATCGCTTGTAGGGTAACATCGTCGTCCCCCTGCACATAAACCTCCTCTATAAACTCCCACGGATATTGTCTTTTATTCCCCATTCTGCATCCCTTTATTAGCGAACCTGTATATTATATCGCCATTACCGTCAATTCCGTCGGGGTAAACCGCCCCGCTAAAATACTTGTACGGACTATGAACTGAGTTAGGCTCATTCCACTTCGACCTAATATAATCATACATCGTCTGTTTGTAACGCTTAACTCTCTTGAGTTGCGTCCCCGTATTAAAGCCCGACGCATTCCTCCACATGAATGTTTTGTAGTTACCCATATATGGCGATACATCCGACCAATAGACCACCCCGTTCTTTTTGGCTATCATCAATGCTTCTGTGAACTGCCCCTTGCTATATTTCATATTCGAGGGTATTCCGCAACACACCCCAGAACAGCCCTCTTCTTTTAAGTGAGCGTCGCTAATATGAAACCGCATTCCAACTTCCTTGCAGGCTTCTTTCATTTCCCTCACATAGGGCTTCTTCACATTTCTGTTTAGGCGAAGATAGCCTGCTCCGCGGGAAAGTCGCTTATACATTTCTACTATATCAAACCCTAATGCGTCGCTCATATTCTGATAACGGGTTCTTATTAACTCCCCTGCCCTGCGTTCAAGGCAAAAGAATTCAGTAGACATAGCCTCCGCTCCCTTCTCGCTGGCTTCTTTAATCAGTTTGATGTGTTCGTCATTCCTATCTGACATCCCTATAATAAACGGTCTTAACCGCAGAATAGCCCCTCCGCAATTTAGGTCTGCTATATTCCCGAGGGCTTCCACTCTCTCTGCTGGCGATGGCACCCCGCATTCGATTTTACGAGCGAGGCTCTCATCCTTATTGATAATTGAAATCATAAACACCCAGTTCTTCTGCCCCTTGATGAGGTCAAGATACCGCTTGTCTTTAAGCCACCATGTCGCCTTTGTGGAGAAGCGGAGTGGGTAGTTTATCCCTTTGAAGAACTTTAGCATTTCAAGAGTAATTCCGTAACGCCTCTCGTACTCACAGAAGGGGTCAGTCAACCCCCCCCACTGCATAGTAATTTTATTGTCTATGTATTCTCTAAATTGTCGGGCATCAACCGTAGTTCGCTCTCCAGTAAAAATCGACTTCACATATTCGGTGCCGATACACCGCACCTCTTGGGCGTTTAGAGAAGGTCCCCCTCGTGGTGATATCTGTGTAGCCTTCTGATATACCCCGAAACAATAGAGACACCCATACCCACATTTACTATAAGTGTCGAAGGTTAGTGGCATACCACAGTCCAGTATTTCCCCCGACCACCGAGGTGCTTGATAGTTATGGACAATCCCCCTTACTGGGGTATCTTCCTGCTCTCCAACAAAGCCTTGCCCTGCGGAGTCCTCAAGATTCCCTTCCGCCACTTTCTAATACCTCTCTCCGTTGTGATTCGTATATTTATTTCGGAATAAGGAGCGTGGTCTTTTTTAGACACATATTTGAGTAAGTCGGGGTATTTCTTCATAAGGAACTTAGCGTCTTTTATGTATCTCGCCTCTCTTTCTTTCCGCGAGCCTATGCCCCCTTCCATATAATGTTTGCGTTTAGCGAACAGGTGGTCGTTTCGGAGAAGTCGCCCATCGTTGAATAAGTGGCTGGCGGTCATATCGAACTCTTCTCTTATGTAAAGTCGTTCGTCGAATCGGTATGTACTCTTCTTAATGGCACAGCACTTCGTCTGGACAAAGCAGGAAGTTTTATACCTCGACCTGCGAAACATCAGATTAGAATTGGTCGCCGTGCCATAAAGCCAGATGTCGTTAGCGTCGCAGGTGTGCAGGTCGTCTCGCATAAGGCAGATGAACTCTTCTCCCGTGATTTTTACTTCCTCGCCCCTAACTACTTTAGTCCAGCCGAGTAGGTTATCGTCCAGTAAAATAATCCAATCCCCAAACTCTCCATAGTCCAGCGACCTGTTCCTTGTGGGCAAGAGGCTCGTTTCTACGTGGGGGATAATAGTGATTTCGTTTAATGTCTTATTAGCCTTGTAATCCGCTAACTCACTCTGTGGCACTAATACTTTTACATTTTTAGAGAACTTGCCGAGACTCTGTGGGGTGGTGATTAGGTTCGACCTGCCTTTGGAAATAATAATTATCGGGATTTCTCCTGTGTTAGGTTTAGCCACCTTCTCCCATCCTCTCGTAGTCGCTTCCAGTTTACAGTAAAATTCATCCTTGCCTTTTTTTCCCGACGGAGTTTCACATACTTCTCACCGTACTTCTCAAGAATATAGCAGGAACACCTCGTCGCTTCGGTGGCATTCCAATCGCTAAAGCAACCGTCGCTCCGCTCCAATCTTTCCTTTTTCTTAATATCACCACTCCACGCTCTGAATGAATATCTATTCAGAGTACAGGTTTCAACACCTTTGAGCATTGTTTGCATTTGGATGTCTATGTCCTCGAATAATCGTAATTTTTCGTCGTAGCGAATCCCTAACTTCTGTATGGCTGTGAGGTTAAATGCTGAAAAACTATATGATTTCCTCCCCCACGAATATTTGCTCTTTTCTGCACGCCACGCCACATCGAATACAGGCATCCCCACATATCCTGCATAAGGTAATATTTCAAGGATAGAGTCTATAACCTCTGGGATAAGGTTGAATACCTCATACTTCCTTTCAAGGTTTCGCTTGTAGAAAGCGAATATATCGTCGTCGGGTTGAATCAAGTACGGTACATCGTGGAAGTGATCGAGTATCTTGTTTCTAACGAACGCCACTCCCATATTATTAGAGCCTATATTTACAAGATTGGGGTACCCCTGTTCTTTGTAGGCATCATAGTCCTGCGGTTCTACGAAAATATAAATAAGTTCCCTGTAGTGTGGGGCAAGTAAATCGTAAGTGCTTTGTTTGTCGGGACGCCCCTTTGAAGGGATAGCAATTCTAAAATTCGTCAAGATGAGGTCGCAATTCTTGGAAGTGCACAGTCCGAGTGCCATCTTCTAATTGAAGATAGTCAAGCATTTCTTTGTAGTCTGCGAGAGCCTCAAATCGGATTACGAGCCACTGCCCCATTCCGTCTACCTTGCCAAGCAGTTCACTATCTGGAAGGTCGTCGGGGAGGTTCAGGGGTTCCCTTGTCATAAATTCAAACTCCAGTTCCCTCTCGTCGAAGCCCCACTCCTCTAATTCGTCAAGGCTGAAGTAATCAGATAAAGCATCCCAATCCCACTCTCCAAGATTTTGGTTAAGTCGGATGTTTAATTCCCTTTCTTTGTCTAATGGGAGATTTAGGTAGGTGCAGGGAATTTCCTTCATTCCGAGATTCGTAGCGACACGAACACGCTGATGCCCCCCGATGATGATATTCTCCCTGCCTTTGTGTGAGTTGATAATGATAGGGTCAACTATTCCGAAACGCTTAATGGAATCGGTAAGTGCCTTAACCTGCTCTATGGTCATCTGCCGAGGATTATACTCTGCAAAAACCAAGTCGCTTATTTTAACATCTGTGACTTTCATTATTTCCTTTCTGGTAAGAGTTAACCCTATCATACTATTGTAGGTTAATCTGTCAAGACCGTGACAGGCAACCTGCTCGCTGCCCAATCTATAGAATACTCCGCAACCAAACACTTCTCGTTGTCACGATTACGAACAACAACTCGCTGAACGGTTACCGCCCAGCCATCTGCTCTAAGGTCGTATATCCTTGAGGCTAACCGAGATACACCGAGCCAACTTAAAGCCTCGGCTTGGGTTATCGTACCGTGTCTTTTTATATACCTGAGTATTTTTACTTTTTGTGTCATTTCTCCTCCTTTGTATAAGTTCCCGAGCCATTATCAACAAGGTTGTGTTTGAGAATAAAAGTATCTCGCTTTGCCTCCCAATCGTCTCCCTTGAAAGGCTGGTAGAACTGTTTTCCATTGAGTACCGCATAGATACCCCCACTGGGAATGCGTTTATCTTTCTTTGATTTCTCTATCTCGGGGATGTCCTCCCACCCTGCACGGTTGAGCCAAGTACTTGGATGCGGGATAAACCGCCCCCCGTCTTTTCGCCATTGCTCATTATCCCTCCAAAGATTAACCGACCTCACAATTTCCTTAACCATAGATTTCAGCCCCCACTGTGACCAAATCCGTTCAGCGTTGCGTTTCCCGACCTTCCGTGGATAAGCCCCCCAGAACTCCTCAAACTCCGCAGGGTAGATAAACTCTACTGGCTTGGGTTCGTCTTTGGGTTTCTCACCTTTAGGCTTCGAGTGACGCCTCTTGCCTGCATCTACCCGACGCTGGTGTTTTCCTGCTTGGTCATCCCCTATAGCGATTAGGCGAGGAATGACAATCTTGCCCATTTTCCCCTCGAATAAATCCTGCTCCCGATTCAACCGTCCACGCTCCTCTAACTCGTTCAATATTCGCCTCATCTTAACTTTGCCAACTCGTAAGAATTGGGCGAGGTCATCTCCGGACATTTCAACTATTCCTGGAGTTCCCTTCTCCCACGACAGGCACATTAAGTCAATAAGGACACCCCTCGCTTCTATGGAACAAAGTCTTAACTGCATACTTGTAAGCCAGTCTTTAGTATAAAGGGGGAACCAATCCCTAACTGCGTGGTGATTCATATTATTTTTCCCCCAATTTCAAATCTACCCATCCTAACCAGACATCTTCATGCCCGAAGTTATTTATCCAACTTTCCTTTCCTGCGTGAATCGAACCGCCCCTACCTCCTGTACGGTGATGATAAGGGCATAGCGGTATCACTTTCGTATGCTTCCGTTTTTCTCCGTACCGCCTAACATGATGTATCTCGGCAGGGCTGTTACATATACAGCATCTAAGTTCTGCCACTTTATCAAGATATTCTTTCTCATCTTTAGTCATTCCAAGGTACGCTTTCGCAATTGTCTGAACTTTTGTTTGTCCAAAGTTCATTTTTGCAAGCCAAGCAACACTCCTCACACACCCATTGCCACGCCTCTTCGCACCACCGCAGGTCATCATCATCATCTACATCTTCTGGATTAACCCAGCGTAATTTCTCGTCACATATTTCACAATGATTAGGATTCTTTCCCATCGCTATCCAGCGAGCAGTCCCCTTATCTTTCGCCATTATGTCCTCCTTTGTTTCTGGGGCAGTAGGTACTGCCCCATCGTTTGTTTTTGATTAGAACGGTATATCATCAAGTTGGGGTTCCTTCGGATTCCCCCGTTTAATTTCCAGAGTACTCCCTGCCTCACCCGAAGGCATTTTCCAGTAGGCAATTTTGGCTCGCTTCTCACCCTGCCAGATTTCGTGCCGTATAACTACACCCCCAGTTGCTCCCACTAACTGGTCGGGGTGGACATTCCGTTTTAAGGTTGCATCCATTCCACAGGCGTGAAGTATATTGCCTATCTTTTTCCCAGCATAGTCATTGTAAACTATGTAGTCCCAGAGGTGGCTACCTTTCGCTTTCCCGTCAAGCACCTTAACCACCAGCACAAGCATATCATTTCCTTGAGCCGACACCTCTTCGGTTGCTTCGGCGATTTCGACAATGTGTTCTCCAAGTTCGGGGATTTCAAAGGTGTGTTCCTCGAAATTCCCATCGTAAACAAACGGCATATTAGTTACCTTCCTTTGTGTAAAGTTCAATTAGTGAGCCAAGATTCGCCTCCCAGTACATTTCCGCACCAAAGCGATTTTTAGCGACGATATTTTCAGTCGGCTGAAGCCGTAAAAACCTCTGACCCTCTTTGGCTTTTTCTGCACTGACTTCCATATGGGCGACTATATCGAACAGTCCGCAGATTTCGGGAGCCAGTTTTCTTCCCATCATTGGATAGGAACGAGTGCGAATTATACCGTCGTGTTGTTCAAGTTCAAGGGGCATTTCTAATGCGGTAACTACCACATTGACCCCCCTGTCTCGCATATCACGAAGCCTCCGCATATAGTCGCGCATCCTGAAAGAGACAACCCCGTAGTCGTGAAGCGAGGGCATCCCCTTATTTCGGCTTTGATTAGCCAATTGGATAAGCATCATCTTTTCCAATTCCGTAGCACTATCCAACATTACGGTAGTGTGTTTATCAAGACTCAGCAAATTGTCGAATATGGGCTTGAGATTACCGAGGTCGTCTGAAACCCTAACCACATCAACTTCCTCTTTCGCTAAACTTGCAATACCCCCCTCAATGTCTATCAGCAAAACATTGGGGAGAGTTTTAGCGAGGGTGGTTTTACCCAGCCCACTATCTCCGTAGACGAGGATTGTTACCCCGTTTTTGTCCTGCTGATTAGTTTTCCGTATCTCCATTTTTGTCCTCCTTTGAACAAGTGAAATTTCCTTCCCTCGCCTCGGGTGTATCTTCCAAGCAGATGTCCTTGAATGGGCATCGTCTGAAAGTAGTTTTGCAATTCAACGGCGATGGGTAGAATGATTTGTCTTTCTGCGTCCGACTAATATCGGCACAGGTAGAAATTAAATCCCTCTCGAATATAGCAAGTTGGGATTGGTCTCTAAAGACATACTGCACGACGAACCTATTTTCGCTCTCGTACCACTTTCTAATCCGTTCTATAAACTCCTCCTCTGTTTCAGATTTCTTCTGTCGTAACTTCGATTTCTTGGCTATGAGATACCTCACTCCTTTCACATCATAGCCTAATTTTCTCGCACCGTAAATGTAAGCAGTCGCCTGTTCGTCTCTCAATAAGTCGTCAAGATACTTCTCCCCAAATGCACCAGTAGTTTTGAGTTCGTGCACCCATAAACCATTTTTATCCACACATATTCCATCAAAATACCCCTGCAACTTATTCCCGTCGGGAAGGTCAACCACAAAGTGTTCCTCTAAATTAGTAAACTTTGGGCGGTTGCCTGACTTGTCGTAGGTTTCCATTGCGACTAAACACTTCTCTAACTCAACGCCCCCTCCTTCCCATTCGTCTCTCATCAATTCTGTAACTTCTTTTATCCCATTATCTTTGGCAAGGCATTCAAATCCCTTATGGAAAACTGACCCAAAATGCAGAGCGTTTCCATAAGAGACAGGAGACAATCCTTCAATATACTTGAAGTAAAACTGCCTCTTGCAATATTTGAAAGTCCCTATCCTTGACGCACTAACTGTCAATACGGGCATTTCTCCTCCTCCTTTTATATGCGGCGAATTCCCTACTTCGCCTCACAATTCCTCTAATTGTAGCAGATAAATTCTCTCCACCTACACGCACCTGCTCTTCACCGAATTCCTTTAATTCTTTATCTACAAGCAGGTACCAGACTTTTGAATATCTGCCTCTCCTAACCTTTGTCGCCAATGGCTTCCTCCTCTTCTCTGAATTTCTTGGCAATATAAGCCATTACCTTCCGAGTAATGCAATCGTCGCAGACTTCGTGGTCACGATTTTGCATACCCTCCACAGGTTCCATTTCAATCCCACATTCCCTGCAATTCATTTTTTTCCTCCTTTCCATTCAATAATATGCACACCTGTCTTCGTGGTCTTCACCCAAGCAGGCTCTATCATTGTTATCTTTTGATTAGCAAACTTTATCCTCGGCTGGATTACCAACCTATAGCCTCTAATCTTCATCCATAGATGTCTCAACATTTTCAACTCTCCCTTCGAGCCACTTTAAGTATGGCTCTCTTTTCATCATATCCTCAATTGCTTCTCTCGTACCGCAACTTGAGCAGATTTTTATATCCGCTCTCCTACTCAAGGCAGAGTGCGTCATATCTCTCAACTCTTTGCACCGTGGACACTGTAGTATTCTCATTTTATCTCACCTCCCTCCTCTATTTTTATCTATACAATATATAATTGTTCGAACTGTCTTGTACTTACACATTTTCCCTTATCCATTTCCGTGCCTCCTCATAAGTTGTAAAATCCTCGTCTATTAGGCGACCTATTTTGAGTGTGACAGAATCGACTTCGTTAATTTTCACGAACATCTTTTTTTCCCTACCAAACATATCGCTCCACATAGAAGTTGTACGGAGCAGGAAAACCCGCCCCTTTCTTGAATGTAACTTATACTCGGTATCTCCAAAGAAGGCAGGGTTGCCGTCTGCAAACCATCTTCGATTGGCTCCCTTAACCTGGGCTAAATTAACCATCTAATTCCTCCTCTGTCATTATAATCACATTGCCTACGATACCAGTATCCCAGCCGTATAGATTACACATTTCTGTTGCTCGTTCATTTTTTCGCAAGCCCAGTAGTTTACCCTCTTCGTTTAGTACCATAAGCACGCCTTCTTTTTTTGTCGGTATTACCTCTATATAACCCCCTACACCCCGTTGCAAATATTCTAATTCTGTTCCTCTTGTCCATTCCTCTATCGGTAACCTGTCATCGGAGGGAATCCACTTCGCCATCTTACCTCACCTCAAAATACTTACAGGCTGTCTGCAGTAAGTGGTCGTAGTCTCCAGCCATCATTTCGCTCTGGATTTTCTCCCAATCCATACCGTTCTGTTTCGCTACCCTAACACACTTTCCGAGAATTACGAAGGCGTTGCCGTCTCTCCCGACCAGTTTCACTACTGGCTTGCTCTCTGCTATTTTTTCTTCATCCATTATTTTCCCCTCTTTCCTTTTCTTGCAGATATGTGATTAACAATTCTCTGATAAGTCCGAACTTGGCGTGAATTCCAAGAATACGATAATCGGAGTCGTTGTCGAGAATTTCAAGTATATCCTCTATCGTTCTCTCAGCGTATTCGAGCCAAGTTTCCTCGTCATCGAGTTGATTAGATGAAGCGTCAGGTCGGGTAACACCCTCTATGAATCTGTCCAACGCTCCACTATCGAGTGAAGATTTCATTTTATTTCCTCCTTTTGATTGAAACCCCGAGGGGGAACGCCCCCCCCGTTTTATAAATATAAAAAACGGTAAAGGTAATGTCAAGCCCCGTTTTACCGTAAATGCTTATTATGTAATAAAATAGGGGAGTCCGTGTATTCTAATTACGGACTCCCCTATGGGAGATAGACACAAAGGAGGATTGTGTCGGTACAAATATAGTAATCGGCTATGTTATGTCAACCCTCTTATGACCTGCGTCCATTAGGGTAGTCACAACTTCCGCTACACTTCTACATATTGCGGTATGCCACCCCTCGCTGTTTAAGTCACAAAGCCACTGCGTCTGTGTCGGGGTAGGTTTACGCTTCCCGACTTTTAATTCAATAGCCACTCGTGGCTCTGTGAATATCAAAATATCGGGGACACCTCGCTTCAAGCCTGCTCGCTTTAGGTTAGCCCCTGCTATTGGAGAACGCTTCCCCTCATTTGGACAGTGACACCAGAGCAGTCCTAATAAATCCAACACCTCGGCGACCCTGTTCTGGAGTTCTCTTTCTTTCATCTTCTCTTGTCTTCTCTTGTCTTCTCTTGTCTTCTCTGTAAGCAATGCTTTAGCAATGCTTTAGCACTGCACGCTACAATTCTAAAGCAATGCTAACGGAATACTGAAGCATATCTTCAGCAATGTTGTAGCCTAATCCAGCCCCTATGGAAACTCCGCTCCAAACAACCTTCGCTATGCGGA